ATTATTACTTTTAAAATATATCTGATTTAGATAGTTTAGTTTCTACATTCTTACGGAAAGCATTGTCACTCTTATAACGAGGGTCACCCATAGCTGCCATCATTTCAGCACGAGACTTAAATGAATCACCTGATTGAACACTTTTAGTACTTCCGGTGACTAGAGATGGCTGTGAGTTACCTGTAGTTGAACCATAGCGTGACCATAGACCACGTACGGCTAACTCTCGGTCACTCTCATTACCTGAGTTGACTGCTTTATTGTATGAAGCAATTTCTTTAGGGGTTGTATTGGCTGTTGCCCAACCCACCATAGCGTTGTAGCCAGCTTCTCCATCAGTCATAGCAAACACTTGAGTACGTGCTACTTGAACTGAGGCTAACTGACCATTAATATAAGCATCTACAATACCTTTAGGGATACCAGCTTTAGCTAAATCTTTATAGCTCTTATCTGTTAATCCCCCTTCTGTACCATACTCATTAGATAGTGCTTCAAAGTCTAGACCTACACTCTCTAGTGTCTTTGAGGCATCTTCTTGAGTTGCTTCAGAAGCTTCAGTGGCATCTACAGGAACAGCTACCTCTTCTTTAGGGGAGGCTTTAGCACTGTTACGTTTCTCTAATTCAGCATAGCTCTTAGCTAGACTTGCATAGTCAACAACACCTGTAGTTTCATTGTAGAACTTATCAGGGATACCCTCTGGTTTAGGAGCTATCTCCTCTACAGGTTCCTCTGCATGTGACTTACCATTATTAACGGCTTCTGTTCCCTTCGCTACCATAGCGTCAATATACTCTTGACTCTCAGGGTTAGTGTCTGGGGATACTGCTAGGATTTCTTGTGTCATATTAGTTATGGTTTATTACCATTCCCTTAAGGCTTTTATCTTCAGTATTAGGTTTAACACCTTGAAGACTTACAGTGTTAGCTACAGGTAACTTAGGAGCTACTACTGGTTCTGCCTGTGGTTTAGAGATAACATCTTTACTTGGTTCTTGAGCCATGAACTTCCTTATTGTTGTGCTGTAGGTACTTCTGCGTTCTCTTGTGATGCTGGTTCTTGAGCAATATTAGCTTGTTGACGATTAGCCATCATGTCCATACCACCTTTGACTGCACCCGGAACTGCTGCTTGCATAGCCTGTTGCATCGCTGCTTGTTGCTGTGCTTTCTGTTGAGCTACCTGTACTTCTTCCTGTGTCTTGATAAGACCCTTAGTGTCAATCTGTAAGGCTGCAGCTCTACGTTTGATATACTCATCTACATTCAAGTATTGAGTTACAGCTTCCTGTCCTAACACGGATAGAGACTGTAGGAGTTCATCTAGTTTCTGTAAGTCTGCTGACCTACCTAGACCTTCCATACCTGTAGTAATCGTAGGGTGTACCATATCTTTAGGGAGTGCTGGAATCTTACCTTGACGTTGCATACGAGACATGAGGATAGTCACTAGAGGTAACTGTAGTTCCTGTGCAAGGACGCTATAGATTCCACCTAATACATTCTCTAACTCACTAGCCATGTAGCGAATCTCTTCTGCTGTTACACGGTCACCTTTACGTTGTACTGCTGAGTTCAGCATGAAAGCATAAGATAGTCGTTCAGTAATCTGTTGTGCTGCTTCCATAGCTACACGGAAGTCACCTTGCTTATCAGTTCTAAGCATAGTCACATCTGCTGCATTACCTTCTAGGATTGCTAGGTTAGGAGCTTCAGCTACATTACGTTTACGGGTAGTACCATTAGGAGACACAAAGATTAATAGCTTAGAGGCTGCTGCTGCACTCTCTACGATAGCTTTAGTTAATCCTTCAAGTGACTGTAGGTCACCCATGTATTCTTCTACATAGCTACGACCATAGTCTTCACTGTCTACTGAGATAAGACGTAGTGCCATCCAAGGACTCTTATCAGCTGGATAGGTTGTTCTAGTACTCTCAACGATTTTACCGTCAATCTCTTGTACTAAATCCCATGATCCAGAATCATTAAGTTGAACCATTGTATAGATACATACATTAGTGTCATCTAAGTCTACTTCTACTGCTTCATCTTTATCTGAAGACTCTAAATCTAAATTAAGTTCTTCACGAATCTTCATATCCAATACGTGCATTGACACATCTTCTTTTGTAATGATGCGTACTACGTTACCCATTGGGTCACGAGAGACAACGTAACGGTCTAACCTAAATACTCTTAAGGATGTTGTTTTTGGGGGAAGATACAGAAGTACATTACCAGCTACGACTAGCTGTTTCAGTGCTTCAAATAGTTGGACACGAATAGTAGAAGAGTTAACTTCATGGACTACTCGTTGTTCAATGATAGACAGAGCATCTTCAGCAGCACCACGAGAAGCACCTAGTTTTTCTAAGGTATCATCTTCTACGTTTAGTCTAAAGAATGTCTGAGTAGGGGGAAACAAAGCGATAAGCAATTTAGAGGCAATGTTATTAACACCTCGTGCGCCTACCCCTTGATAGGGAGTTGTAAACTTAACCGATGCGCCTTTAGCTGCAGGGGGTACTAATGTTGGGATAGTAAATAAAGCACAGTCTCTAGCACGAAATAAGTATTGATTACGTTCTGACTCTTGCTTTGAATATGCACCCCGGATAGAAGAAGAAGTTGAATCCATCTGAGGTTTCCTTAAGAAATTGTTGGAATACCTAGACCTGTAACACCTGAGTCACCAGACGCTGAGCGTGAGGCATGTGTAGTTAGGGAATCTTTACCTCGTTTAGCTAAGTTACCCATAGCATCTTGTGCTGACGGGTCTAACTCATTAGAAGCCTTAAAGGTAGGTACGATAGGTGCTACAGGAGTTGGTGCTGGTGCTGGTGAAGGAGAGCTTCCACACATAATTAGTTATCCGATTCGTTATTGTTATCATTAGTTAGAAACTTTAAGTGGTCTATTAGTCTACGTTGATAGACTTGACCCCACAGTTGTTTGTCTGAGATGTCATCACTAGGTGTAAACACTGGATACATCTTGTCTAACTCGTTAATTAAATCTACGCTATAAACTGGAAGTACGTGCATTAGGCAATACTTGCAGGCGCACTTGAAGTAGCAATACCTAGTCCTGTTTGACCTAATGAACCACCAGCTGCAATCGCTTTAGACTTAGCTACATAGTTAGCATCTACTACTGCTTGATGTGAATTAAGAGCAGGGTCGTAACCATCTGTTGTTAATTTCAATTCATTGTTAAGAGGCTTTTCAACGGGAGCTATTGGAGCGTATGAGGGGGAAGACGATAAACACATATAGAGAATCCTGTAGTGGAGAGGTGAAAAAAAACCATAGGTAACAAAGAGATTCACCTCTCGTTATCCTATGGTAACTTGCTGTATTACTTAATTGGACACACTCCACCAGCACAATCAGTCTCACGTAATTCTTCCATCGTGTTATGAGTATCTAGCTTAATGTCTTGTAGTTGGCTTACGTAGTTGTCATACGCTTCTTTCGTTACAACTTCTTGTGGAAGATATAAGTAGCCTAAGTCCTTTGCTGTCTTCGTTGGGTCTGCTCTAAATAGGAATGATACCCCTACATAGTTCTCCCAATTCTCTAGCAACCATGTAACTATCTCTGGTACTTCCTCTACTGAATAACTAATAGTGGCTGATACGTTCTGCTGACACCATGAAGTCATCAACATCTTGTAGCGTTCTAATTGGATAATAGCTGATTCAATGTTTACTTCTAAGTCACCTACCTTAGTGAAGTCTACGCTATCCCATTTAACAGGGAATGTTACGAGGATACCTTCAGAGTCTGATGGGTTATCAATCACCTTGTAACCAGCAGTCCTACATGCAGTTACTAAAGGATCATGCTTAGAGAAGTTCACATTGTTAAAGATGTACTTACCTAAAGGTTTATGTACACCCTCAGTAGTATCCATAATCTTACTTAATGTACCGGAGGGCTTAACAGTAGTGACGTTCTTTGGACGTGGTAACCCAAGCTCGTCAGCCATTGAGTAAGCTGCGCTAGTTGCTGCTCGCTGAAGAAACGAGTAATCGTACGCTCCCAAATCAGGTCGTGTCGCAATACCTGTAAGACCGACCCCGCATAGCCGGAGGAAAGAGTTATTGAGATGCCACGACTCTTGGAGGATGCCATCAAGAAGGTTAACACAGGTTTGTCTGTAGTTTGCTCTTGCAGCAATTGTAATAGCTCGTTCCAATCCTGCACTGTTTGATTTGAATTTTCCAACATCCACCTCAGTAAGGTTACAAAAACTCTTATTACCTAAAAGTATCTCCACGCATGGGTTGCAACCTTTAAACCAAGGCGCACGTTTAGTAGCTGCTTGTTGATTTACAAAGCCGGGTTCAGAACCACCTGATTCAATCATTAAGTCAAAGATGTGAGACAGTTCCTTCGTAGAGGGCTTCTGCCTAAATAAAAGACTGTTGTTAGATTGCGCCCGTTGAGGGTTATCAATCCAAAACTCTCGCTTAGCTACTGTAAACTCTTCCCACTCATCTTCACCATACGCAAATAAAGCAATCTCAGCTGAGCGTCTAGAAGAAAGCACAGTACCCAACCAGTTAACCAAGTCAAGTATATCCATACGTGTAAGTAACGAGCCAGCCCTACGATTAAGTAAAGCGGTAATAGCAATGTATGCAGTAGCAATAGCTTCATCACCACTACTAATCCATCCATATCCAGCAAGACGTTCTCCAGCAGGTCTGATTTCGGAGAAGTCCAATCTAAGAGTGTCGGCTGGATATTTCCCAGCGAGAAGCTTTCCAATTGACCTAGCCCATGCTTCAGCAGAATCACCAATCTTGATAGTCCATACCCGTGTGGTTTCATCATAAGTTTCTTCATTTTCTGAGTTACCCCCTTTAGCTGTACGTGTTGAGCGTATAACCTCAATGTTATTAATAGGCTTAGTAAATCCATTTAGAGAACCAACCACAGGACGGAAGCCAACCCCACATCCCTGTAGTAATAACCATAGAACATCTACACAGTCATAGACAGTTTCTACATGGGTGAAACTACAGTTAAACTGTGAGGCTTCACGTTTCTTAGCTACATCTGTACCCCCTAACCATAAGGTTCTACCTGATGTTAAAACTTTACGTTCCATCATTAGTGTCTTAAGTTCTTCTAGCTCAGCATCATCAGCTAAACCTGAGCGATTCCATAACCACTTCTGATGTCCAATCACACGGTCTACTGTTTGTTCCCATGTTTCAAAGACTGTGCCTTCTGCATTAAGTGGACGGTTATAGGTTCGTCTTGTGATTACTTTACTTCGTAAGGAAGCTTCCTGTGTTGTCATGTGTTTCCTTTAATAGTGTGGTTGCCTTCCAAGTGTCTCGTGTCCATACGGGCGAGAGGTCGTTGTAGGTACTCTTTTGTTTGGCTAATGTGTATGCGAAGGTGACCTCTTGCCACACCTTACTGTTTGGTGCGCGGTAGTAAGCACCTAGGTCAAACAGCGGGGTGTTACGGTAGGGGTGGTCTTCGGGGAATGAGGATAAGTCATCGGTGTTCATGTGACCTCTCGGTAATTATTTAGGTGTAAACAGGTCTGTATTTAGGTATTGTTACTGCTCGGTAATACCCATAAATGTATCTTTAAGGGGTCTTAAGTACCTTTAATGGATACATTTATGTATAGTCTGCTTTACTTTTCCCAGTCTTCGGGAGTGACCACAGGTTCATCGGTGGAAACCACATCGTTCCCCAACTTAACTGACCAATCAATCTCTCCGAATCCTTTACCATATTCTTCTGAGGGTTTCTTACTACGTATTGCATCACCTGTGATGTCATTAGTGGTTGCCATGTGTATCTCCATCAGATTCAAACTGCTTGAGCATCTCAAGACAATGGATAGCTTTATCTAAGTCAGCTACTGGTGTACCCTTATCACGGAATCTTGTGATGTACTTGATAGCTGTGTGTTGACAAGCATCTAACTTATTAGCCATTGAGTATTGCATTGGTTGAATCTTTAGTTTGGAGTAGTGGTCACCACCTACTTGATTGTCTAGTGCGTTACCTTGGTGAAGAGCTGCATACTCTAGTGGATTTAATCGTAGAGTTTCTTCCTTCTGTTCCCACAAGGGTAACGACTGATTAGCTGAGCAATCCCAACACTTCTGTTTAACATTGCTTAACTTATCAGTAGGCTCAAAGTGAACACATGTTTCACAACTAATTACTTTGTCTTCTGTTTTGGGATAGCCCATAGTTTTACTTCCTTATTTATAAAGTCATAGTTGATGTGTCTACATATAGAAGAAACTCTTGCTTGTACTAGCGCATCCTTCTCGCTATAACCTTTGCCTGTATAGACAGTGACTACCCGTTCCCACAGATCAAACCAATCACCCTCAGTCCAACCTATGAGTAACTTATCAAAGGCTTTATCACCTGCACCCGGACAGCCCTTGTAGCCATCTGTAGCATCCCCTATAAGGGTTTGTCTCATGTGGTATACATTGGCTTCAAGCTCAGTTACTAAACGTGGCTTATGGTCTTTACGTGGATTGAATAGCCATCCGGGGATAGTCTTCATGTCCTTATCTTCAGAGACAATAATCTTCTTACCTGAGACAAGCTTAGGGTGTGTACTGAGGATACCCATTACATCGTCTGCTTCAAGGGTAGCTCGTCTGTAGGATGGATAGGCTTCAGCTAGGTGTTCTTTAAGGGGATACAACCACTCAGGTCTAGTAGACTTACCTTCCTTGCGGTGCATCTTGTAGCTAGGTAGAACCTTGTTTCTCCAATTAACTTTATCATCAGAGAGACATATAAGAAGTTCATCAGCTTCACATTGTTCAAGGTAACCATCTAAACATTCTTTAACCTGTAGCTTGATAGCTTCAAAGTCTTCATTGACATGCTTACTTAGGATTCCATCTCCCCAATTAAAGACTGTCTCATTAGAGGCTGCATACTTGAAGGCTACAATGTCTGCATCAATCAGGAGGGTTACCACCTGTAACTCGCAGACCCACCAGCGAAAGCCTGTCCATCAGTATCTGCTGTGGCTGTTACACCAAGGTGGATACCTTTGATTTGTAGTAGGTCTTCTCGTACTGTTAACCTACCTACAAGCTGTGCTGTTGGAAGTTTGATACCATAAGCTAGACTTATAGAACCACGCTCTTCAGTAGCAAACCAAGGGAGAGGAGCATTAGATACATAGACCTGTGTCTCCCCTGTCTCAGTGTCTACTACCTGTGTGACCACCTGTGGATTCTCCTGTGATTTAACTAGGCTTGAATCTGTTACCTGTACTGTAGGTGCTGATACGACTATCTGAGGTAACCCTAGTTTCTTCTTAGTGGATGCCTTATAAACTTTAATAGTCTTGATAGGAGCGACTACCTTAGTCTCAGTTGATACCACTGGATTGACTACTGCTATTGAAGCTACCTGTGTGGTGGTGGTCGTCAGCTTTAGATAACTCAGATAGACACCAGTTGCCACGAGCAGGGCAAGGATACAGAGGGTCAAACGCTGGCTCATCCAAACCATAATTCTTGTTGCTAGTAGGTACAATGAAATCATTGTCTTCTCCTTCATATTGTTGTTGTGTTTCAAATAGTGTTGAGCAACCTAGTGGAGTAATGCGCCATACACTTCCGAATCTACTATCTGGAAGTAGTACACTGATTAAACCTTCTGATGCTGCTAGTGCTACATAGGTAGGATTACGTCTAAAGAAATCAGACTGAACTGCAATCCCCCGTCTCCATGCTTTATCTAATACGCTAATGAGTTGCTGACCATGAGTTGCCATGTTTATATTCCTTAGTTAAGTATTGGTTACCATTACTTCGTAGATACCATTTGTTTAAATATATGAGCCACTACATCTACTGTCCAACAATCCCCTAGAACATTAGCTGCTTTGTTTCTAGTGAGTAACTTTGTGTATCCCTCTGGAACAGTCTGTAATCTTTCAAGTTCTGTTTGATTAAGATAACGGATACCTTTAGTCCAATCACAGTCTGGGCTATCAAATACCAGGGTAGAGAACTTCTTATTTCTATGCCACATAAGAGCAGGGGTAGCTAGAGGTCTACTATCAGAGACAAGTAATGCTCGTGCCTTGATACGGTCTGTATAGCCTGTGGTTAGAACACTCTGTAAAGTAATGCCTTTATCCAGGGGAGCAACTACATTAGGTATGTTCGTCCAGTAGTAGCGACTGCGTAATGCACCTGATACTAATTTACTATTAATCTTTATTCCCTCTACACCTAGTAAGTCAGATATCTTTCTATAGTCAACCTCCTTCATCATTACGTTTTCCATGAAGAAGTACTTAGGTTTTAATATGTTAAGAATATCTAGAGCCACATAGAAGAGACTAGACTTCTTACCTTCTAATCCTTCTCGTACCTTATGGGCTTGACTTAAGTCTTGACAAGGAGAACCAAAGATAACTAAGTCAATCTTAGGTAACACTGATAGGTCTACCTTAGTAACATCTCCTAATTGAATAGTGCCTGGGTAATTAGATTGTGTTACCTCTATTGCTTCCTTCTTAATCTCACAGGCATAGTAGTTATTTACTTTAATACCTTCTCGTTCCAATGCAATCTGACCACAAGATATACCATCAAACATACTAAATACATTTATACCCTCATCTGTTTTAATGAGTTGCTGACCATGAGTTGCCATGTTTATATTCCCCTGTAATTGGACATGCAAAGTTAAAGTGATTACCTGCATCTATCATTGATTGTGTACACATACGTCCTACTTCATCCGCTAACTCTGGACGAACCTCTAGTTGAAACTCATCGTGGACATTCACTACAAACGCATAGTCAATACCATAGGTGAACTTCTCCTTAAGGGAATCTTCTAGACAAACTAAAGACTGCTTCATGATTACGGCTCCAGCAGATTGAAGTAAAGTATTGAGAGCTGCATGACTACTACGACAGTGGAGTATCCGTCCATCTAAACCTTTAAGGTAACCTACATACTTAGGGTTAGGTGTCTCTACCCGTACACCATTGACCCACTTAGATTTAGTCTTAGTGATTCTTAGTTGTACTCGTTCTACTAGGGTTGCTAAGGCTGGTAATCCCTTAAAGAATTTTTCTCTAGAATCCTTACCTGCTGCTTGTGCTTTTGATCCTGTAGGAAATCCTAAAGTAGTACCTAGCTTATCGTTACCTGCACCATAGATGAACGCATAGAACCATGTCTTAGCGACATCTCTAGATTCAATCCCTAGTGCCTTACGATTCACTGTATGTATCTCAGTACCATCTTCTTTCTTACCATCAACAACAGTCTTAATATAAGCACCATCATCAAAGGGAGCCATGTAAGCAGCAAGACAACGTAACTCTAGAGCTGCAGCATCAGCACCCACCAGTACCATGCCCTTACGGGGTTTGAATAGACTACGACACTCAAGACCATAGGCACTATAGACTGCTGGTACTTGTGCAAGGTTTGGGTTGGAGTGAGTCATACGACCTGTGACTGCACCGTTAGTGTTGACACCCCCATGAATTACCCCATTACGTTCTACCTTAAGCCACGCTTGGTCACCTTCAGCTAACTGTCCGATACGTTTGTTAAGCATTAGATAACGGGATAGCACCTTAGCTTCTGGGTATACCAATTGGCTTAGGACTGTCTCATCTACCTTTGGCTTACCATCGTTAGTAAACTCTAGTGGTGTCCATCCTCGTAGGGATATCAACCTATTAGAGATGTGGTCACGACTACCCGGATTAAACTCTGTTAGTGCTAGTGGTGTTAGCTCAGCCTGTGCAATATAACCATATCTTTTGTTGTCAGCTTTAGGTGTAAACACAGGAGCTTTACGTACATAGAATGGTTTGAATAACGTACGTAAGTCAGCCTCAATCTTGGTACGTTCTTTAGATAACTGAGCATACAGATTGACAGCTGCTGTTACATCAAAGGTGAACCCCCTACGTTCTTGTCTTGCAATGATATGAGCTACACGATGTTCTAACTCTAGTGCTTGTTTAGAATAGTTAATAGAGAGGAACTTCTTATGTACAGCTTCAAGTGTTTCAACATCACCTGCACAATAGTCTTCCATCTCTTCTGACCAAACTTCAAAGCCACCCTCATAGCTAATCTTATGGACTCCCACCCTATGACCCCAAGCCTCTAGCGAATGTCTACCTGTTAACTTAGGTGGTAGTTGTCCAGCTACGATTAACTTGGGGTCAGTATCAAAGAGGTTTGTGTACATCAACCTAGACATAACGAGTGTGTCATGGACACGGTCTTCATCAATAGAGAACCAAGGGTATACCTGAGTTAACGCTGGTATATCAAACTTGATTCCGTTATGAGCTACGATAGGTTCTGTAGATTCCATGAGGAACCTCAGCCCTGACTCAATGGTATTGTTCTTGTGATTGTGCCTAGTCAAGCTATCCCCATACTTCAAGACATAGCAGTGGACTGTGGTGGTATCTTCAAGATAACCATTGGTTTCAATATCTAAATAGATGTACATACAAACTCCCTTAGAGTTAAGTGTTAGAGCCATGTTTTCCATACATTGAATATGATATGGAAGCAGGTTATTACTTCAATTACTGTGATTACATTTGGATAGTTAGAACGCACTGTCTTCTCCTGTGAACGGATTAGGTTCTAGGAATTGGTCAGTGGTTGAGTTGTAGTACAGCGTGACTGAACCTACGTTGCCATACTCTCTATCCTTTAGAAGAACCATCTTTGTTACGTTACGTTCTTCTTCAGATAACTCAGGGTCTTTGTTTCTTTCAAGACCTAAGATGTAGTTACCAAACCTCATCAATGCACGAGAGCCTGTGAACTGTGACTCTAGTACCTTACCCCCACGTTCATGTGAGATACCTGACTGTGGTGGATTCAAGTGACTGAAGCCATAGAGTGTAAAGTCTAGTTCCTGTAGTAACTGAGAGATGTCCTTAGCAATACGATTGACTTCATCATTAGCTTCAGCTGCTGGAAGGTGAGCTACCATTACTGTTAGATTATCTAAGAAGATATCCTTTACACCACATGAGACAACCATATAGCGAATAGCTTTCTTAATTGAATCCCAATCAGTACCAGATGTAGCATGGTTATAGAGAAAGACTCTACCTTCTAGTGCTGAGATAGCATCTCTTAGTTCTTCATCTGTAAATGAACCATCAGGTTTATGGAAAGGTTTACCTACAAACTTACCAGCGATTCCCTTAAGGGTACGACCTACAGATTCCTCTAACATGAAGACACCAATGTTAAGTTGTTGGACATTGACTAACCATGACTGTAATTCTTTAGCCCAGTTAGTCTTACCAATACCAACACCTGCACCTAAGTAGTAGCTAGTCTTCCGTTGGATACCATAGGTTAATTTATTAAGAGACTCCCAAGGAAAGGGTATGCCTATCTCAGGTTTCTTAATAGCTTCTTCAAAGGCATCCATCACAGATAGAACTGCATCAGGTCTATAAGTCTTAGCACCCCAGATAGCTTGTATGATTTCATCCCCCCTACCAGCTACTAACATTTCATTAGCATCCTTAAGAGGAAGTCTAGCTACCTTACATTTACCGGGTGTGAACAGTGGACTACATTCTTCAACAGCTAGGTTACCTGCTTCATCGTTATCAAACATCAATACGATTTCTTCAAAGTTTTCTAACCAAGATATGTTAGCAGCCAATACCTTCTTAGCTGACTGTGCGCCAGTAGGTAAGGAGACGACAGCCCATTTATTGTTTTGAACCTGTGATATGGAAAGAGCATCAAGTTCGCCCTCTGAAACTACTACTCGTTTACCACCGTCTCTCCATAGGTGTTGTCCATATAGACCCATACCCTTAGCATCACCTAGGATAGTGAAGGATTTATCCTTACCCCTAACCTTCTGTGCAACGATGTGTCCATCTTTAATGTAACTAGCAATCTGCACAGTCTTACCATGCTTGTCCTTACCTATCTTATATCCCCACTTACTACAGGTTTCCTCTGAGATTCCCCTTACAGGTAGTGCCTCTACTACTCCATCAAGTATTAAGTCATGGCTCATTGTTCTTTTCCTTATGATAGGTAGAGGTGAATCAGAAGGAAACTCATGGAAGGTACAGCCCATGCCAAAGCAGTGACTGCTCCCATCATCGTATCTTGCTAGTGTCTTTCTGCTATTACACTTAGGACAGGGTTCATGTCTAGTGAAGTTAGCTTGCTCATGCTCTGCCATAAACCCCCCTAAGTTAATCTGTAACGTGGTCTATTAGTATGCGAACAATGAGGAGATCAAAGATTAATGTCCACCCACCTTTTTCCTGTGGAAATATCTCTGCTCCTAACATCATCCCTGAGATTAACTCTAAGTCTACGAAAGTCATTAAGCAGCCCTCACAAAGAGTTCATCCTGTGCTACTTGAGGGAAGCGACTCATCAATGTCCAACGTGAGTAAGCCTGTCCGTCTGCATCCTTAGCTTTAATTGCTACGATATTCAAACGTCCTTCTATACGTAACTCTGCAATACGTGCTGATACATTACTAATCTTGTAGTGCATCGCTGATAAACGTGTGATGTGTCCATCTCGTTTGATAATGTCTAATACTTTATTAGCTTGTGGTGTCATGGTTTTTATTTCCTAAGAAGGCTATGATAAAAATGAAAGACCACCATAGGATTAACTAGGTGGTCTTTGGGTGTTACTGTAGTTCTGGTACTACATCCTTAACCCACTCTCGTATGTCCATACATGGGCAGTCCTTATGAACATTAGGGAAATCCCTATGTCCTAAGATATAAGCTTTAGGGTATGTATCTTTAAGTGTGGTGAGTAAGGTAGCTAAACTAGAGAATTGTTTAGGGGTGTAGTTCATCTCAGCTTTACCTGTGATTTCATTTAGTCCACCCACTAGACATATCCCTAGTGAACCTGTGTTGTGTCCTTCAACATGTGCGCCTACCTCTGTATCTAGACGACCCTTCTGTACCTCACCTGTTCTGAGGATTACATAGTGGTAACCTATCTTTAAGAAGCCACGCTCACGATGCCAACGGTCTATTACTTTTGCATCACACGGTAAGCTAGGCTTAGAGGCTGAGCAGTGGACTACTAGATTCTTGATTGGATTATTCATTCAGCCAATCCTCTGGTATCACACGGTCTGCATACTTAAAGCCATGCTTATCACACCACATACCATAAGTAGTACTAGATAATTTACTTACCTTTGACTTAGAGTTACTGAAGACAAACCTAATGTCATACTCAGGGTGTTGTGCTTTGATTAGGATGTGACGCTGACGGTCTGCCGTAACGAATCTTCCTTTTGTTTCTATGATTAAACCATTCTCTAGTACAAAGTCTGGGGTGTACTTAGAGGTACGCTCAGGCTTCACATAGAGAATGACTAGCTCTTCATACTTATAGGGGATACCACGCTTAACTAAGTCTGAGGCTGTTACCTCTTCTAGTCCTGACCGATACCCTTCAGCGATTGCTCGTTGACGTATGCTACTTTTATGGTGGAACTGTTTACTAGAAGTTGTCATCGTCAGCATCCGCAGAGAACTGAGCTTGAGTCAATTCTTCTTCGGCTGTATAGCCCTCTTCTTTAGCAAACCCAAAGCCTGTACCACTACCGCCACCACTACCTGTTTCAGATAATGAAATGATTTGTACTGCATTAAGGTATAGCTTCACACCTGCTGAGCCTGTACCCGGAATGAAGTAAGGTGCTGCTTCAAAAGATACCTTGCCTGTAGTACCACCCATGACTGACGCTGGTTTGAATGACTTACCTGACGCATCAAAGATTGGTAGCGTACGTGTCCATGCGTCACCCTTAGCATTGATACCTGATGCCTTAGTTGCAAACTTAAACAAGATGTTACCTGTTGGTTCTTCTGTTACTTCATCATACTCAGTCACGTATAGAGGAATCTCTGAGAGTGACTTAAGTTTCTTACGTGATTCAATCTTTAAGTTATTGAATGATTCTGTACCTGATTGGATACACTCGTTATAGATTGGTTGAAGGATAGCAAGCAATGGAGCTGCTTGTTCTTCAGTCATCTTAAGGTTTACCTTATAGCTACCTGCATGGTCAGGAAACTTATCGTTGCCGTGGTCAGGTTTAACTAAGTAAGGGTATACGAATGTACCTTTAGGTGTTGTTTGTTTAGCTCGTACTGGTGCTTGTGCCATTAGTGAATGTCCTTTAAGTAAGTTTCTTCTAGAGTTTGTACATCCAAACCTTCCATTGCTAATCGTGCATACAAGGTGGTTGGGATATTGAATCCTCGTGACCACATAGCTTTTGCTTCATCTAATAAAGTTTCTTGGTACATAGTCATTAGTTCAACTCCATATTTAAGTAGTTTTTAATTGCTCGTGTGTGGTCGCCTCTTCCCACTAACAGTGAGTCGTATAGAACATGGGAGGATTTACGTAGCACTTCACGAGGGTCTTGCTTGAAGCGTTCACATAACATTAAGAACATCATGGCTGCACCTACAACTTGGTCACCGGGCTGTTCTGATTGAAGGGTGTCTAACATCTTGAAGGCAACCATCTGTCCTTTAGCTACGGTGGTGCTGTTGATTTGGTCAGTAATGTTCATAGGATTCCTTACGTGAATATGAAAAGACCCCAAGGGATTAATCCGATGAGGTCTATGGGTATTGCTATGGTGTCTTGCTACTTTCTTAAGTGATTGTTTCCTTTAAGGAACTATCTAGGCAAAGAAATAATCTGAGTCTAAGACTGTAGTTAAATCCAAGTCACCAAAGGGAGGTATCTCAGGCAGTTGTTCTACTAGATACTCAGCTCCTGAGCTAATGAGTTGCTCTTTGATTTCCTCTAGGAACTTCCCTAAGATATCTACTGAGTATTGATTAACGAAAGCCTCACGTAAGCAACGAGCTAAGATACCAGTGTCACAAGCATGAGTACCAAAGCTATCATGAATCATACTGAAGTTTTCTACACCACTTGCACGACATAGACTGATAGTAGAGAACATGTGTGCTGAGTCAGCAGAATGAATGAAGTTAGGTGAAATACCAGCTGTCTGTTTCTTTGAGTTAATCTCATCACCATACCGATTGTATTGCACAGTAGTCTGCACTCCAGCCATGTAGAACCTTAGCTTCTCTGCATGTTGTTTAGTGTAGAACTGTCTGATAGGTATACCAATAGGAGATGTCCAGATAACAGGTAGTCCATTAGCAGATACCACCTTAGCTACTTCCTGTAACCATGTCATCGCTGCTTCTGCTGCAATTACTACAGTACCAATAGCCTTAAGATTCTTATCAGCTAAGTAGTATGCCATCCGGTGAACAGGTATGTCAGTTACAAACTTCATCTGACCTTCTTTAATTAAGCCTTCAATCTCAGCAGCATTTTGGTCTCTCATTCCAAAGGCAGTCACAGAGTATGGTCTAGTCATGGTATTACGTTTGGTTAACTTACGACCAATCGGTTTGTGTCTCCATACACTTCCATCCTTGTATAGAGTTTGGTTCCATGCGATAGCTTCAGCCACACCTTCAGCAGCATCAGCATCTATAAGTCCTTGCGTAACACCTGCAACTTCCGTATAGATATCTGAGGGTGTATCTGAAGGTGAAACATTAGTAGCTTTAGAACCCACTGGATCACGGAGCATAGCACTGAAGTTCTGAAGACCATTGCATGAACCGTCTAACCCAACAGGCAAGTGGGATACATAGTCTTTACCTTGCATAGTGTAGCCTACCCACTCAAAGCAAGCAGCTAAGAATTGGAATGGTTTATCAGCCTCTAACCAGAACCTATTACCTTCTACTGACTTAAGGGCTGAATCTAAGATAGCTTCTGTGTTGTCTACTGTCCATTGGATACGTTCTTCAAAGGTAACCTTATCGTAACCATAAGTGTTTGCTAAGTGAATGGCTAACCATGCTACACCTTCATCACCTAAAGGTTTACCAATAGCAAAGGATAGTAATGCTTTACCTGAGTCATCCGATTGCGGATTAACAAAACCAGGTACTGCATAAGCTCTACCTCTCCAATCAATTACATGTGGAAAGAATATCTCAGGTACATCTACAAACTTCTCAGCTACCCAAAGCTTCTGAGCCATTGCAATTACTTTACTCTTAGCTCTAAAGTTTTCTGTGTGGATTCCAGCTGCCGTACCAATCCATAACTTACGAGCTTCTTCATTGGTATTGATATCCATTGGCTTCTGAGGAATCGTAATGCCATTCTTAAAGGGTAAGCCTGCAAGTCCACCACCAGTAGAGTTCCATAGTGTACTCATTACATGATAGACACCCTTGTTAATCATCCACGGTGTTGACTGTAAAGCATTAAGACCTTCATACAAGATAGGCATAGGTACATTACCTAACTCTGCAAGATAAGCCTTGTTACGAACCTTCATAATGTTGAGTGGTGTAGACAGGTAGCCACCATTGAAAGGTGTTGTCCACTGAGCTGGCTTGGTAACCATTGGTAAGAACACAGGGGAAAGTAATGCACATGTCTTATTCTGTTGTTCAATCCAAGCTTCTAATGCCGGTGTGGCTTCTACATATTTAACTGTACGATTCTTACCCTCTAGTCTAGTGGCTAAGGTAGTTAATCCCATCTCTACAGTTAACTCTATTAGTTTTAATCCTAGCTTGATACGCACATCAGTAGGTAGACTAATCTTATCAATGCCTGCAAGTTTAGTCTTAGCACCCATAATTACTTTTCTCTTATGTGCTGCATTAGCTGCTGATCCTTCTAGATTCTTTAAGATTCTATCCATCAATCTAGGAGCTTCCTTACGGAAAGCACGATAGTTCAACTCATCCTCTAGAAGCACAGCAATTGATTCAGCCATAGCAACCATACGGTCACGACTAGATAACCCGTTTACGATACGCTTAAGTGTGATGTAGGCTACTTCCTTATGACCTATCATAGTGAAGTACTCTGCTGTGTTACCTAAGTGTCTAGCAGATTGACCTTTAGTAACAGACTTACAGAACTTCTCTATTGTTTCTATCATTCCAGATAAAGACTTATCTAACAGTCTCATCCCTACAGGGTTACCCATCAACCCTTGTGATTCTAATTGCTTAAAGTATCGTGTGACACCTAAGCTTCCCATCTCTTCTTCTAACTCTAATTGCTTTTGGATACTCATAGTATTTCTCCATTGATACAGTTACGATTAAGGAAGTAATTAGACATAAGTAAACCAGCAGACTCTAGTGAAAGAATCTACTGGGAAACTTAATGCTAATCTATAAGATTTAATCTAATAGTAATAATCTATAT